TTTCAAAGGTTTGGGGTACCCTAGGGGGTATGCCTAATCCTGCTAAGCCGATTGAGATGAAACGCAAGCTGGGGAACCCTGGGAAAAGGGCGATGCCTGGGGAGGGTTCTCTGATGGAGATTGAGGGTGGGTGGCGTGAACCGTTACGCCCTTTGGGTGATGCTGGGATGCAGTTGTGGCATGAGGTGTTTGAGGTAGGCGGTTTGTGGATTAGTTCGAGGACTGATGTGCAACTGCTGCAGATGGTGTGTGAGCTTTTGGATAGGCGTGAGATTTTGCGTGAGGAGTTTCTGGCAGATCCCACTGAGCGCAAAGTGAACATGTCATTGCTCGAAACTGAGAAGCTTATTCAGACCTCACTATCGTTGCTGGGGTTCACTCCTTCTGATCGCTCGAAGCTGGGGCTCGCTGAGGTGAAGGCTAAGTCCAAGCTTGAGGAGCTGATGGAGCGCAGAGCTAATAGGGATGAGTATGGAGCAGAGTAGCTGGCCTCCTCGCTGGCTCACTCCTGTACCTGATGATGCGATTGAGAGGGGTAGGAAGCTTGAGCCGATTGCTGAGTTTGCTGAAGCGTTTGGTGTCATCACTAAGGATTCAGTCGCTGGTAAGTCAGGTGAGCCTCTGGTTCTGAGACCTTGGCAGCGGTCTTTGCTTGAGCACATGTTTGCGTTCGAGGATGGGGGCTGGAGGCATCAGTCTCAGCTTGTGCTCATGCCTCGCAAGAATGGTAAGAGTGCGCTGGGTTCTGTTATTGCTCTTTATGGTTTGATTCTTGGACCTAAGGGAGGGGAGTGCTACAGCGTAGCTGCCGAGAAAGAACAGGCTCGCATCGTTTTTCAAGATGCAAAGCGGATGGTTGAGGCAAGCCCAGAGCTGTCTGCTATCACCAAGCTCTACCGCGATGCGATTGAGTTGCCTAAGTTGAACAGCGTTTATCGTGTGATGTCTGCTGAGGCGTACTCCAAAGAGGGGCTGTCACCTACTATGACGGTGTTTGATGAGTTGCACGCTCAGAAGAACCGCGACCTTTATGACACTTTTTCTTTGGCTATGGGTGCGCGTGGAAAGCTCGCAACCCTCATAGCAATCAGTACCGCTGGGGTTCGTATGGATTCCACAGGGCGTGACAGTATCTGTTACAGCCTCTACCAGTATGGGCAGAAGGTTGCTCGCGGTGAGGTAGATGATCCCACATTCTTCATGGCTGCATGGGAAGCACCTGAGGAGTCAGACCATAGAGACCCTGAAACATGGCGCTTAGCTAACCCTGGGTTTGATGACATCAATACTAAGAGCGACTTTGAGAGCGCTGTGAGGCGTACACCTGAGGCAGAGTTTCGTACAAAACGCTGCAATCAGTGGGTGTCCTCACAAACCTCATGGCTCCCTTCTGGTGCGTGGGAGGCGTGTGAGGAAAATTTTGAGGTTTCACCTGATGATGAGATTGTGCTGGGGTTTGATGGATCCTTCTCTGGGGATGCCTCTGTGATTGTGGGTGCTGTTGTCCCTAAGGATGATGAGCCTGTCAAAGTGTTCCTGGTGAAGGCGTGGGAGAAAGACCTCAACATCCATGACGATGACTGGAGGGTGGACATTGCTGAGGTGGAGCAAACAGTATTGGACTTCTGCCAAGCTCACCCTAAGGTGCGTGAGGTTGCCTGTGACCCTTTCAGGTGGCAGAGATCCATGCAGGCCCTGGAAGAGCAGGGTGTCCCTATCGTGGAATGGCCCTCTACATCGGCTAGGCGTATGGTCCCAGCGTGTGCAAAAGTCTTTGATGCTGTAACAGAGCACCGCCTCATTCATGACGGCAACCCCATCCTCGCTCGACACCTCAGCAACGCGGTAACAAAGATTGACAACCTTGGACCACGCATTGTGAAAGACTCAAGGAACTCACCTAGAAAGATAGATGGGGCGGTAGCGATGGTCCTATGCGTAGATAGGGCACTCACAGGCGCTAAACTAGAACCAGTGCCACAATTTTTCGGATAGGTGATGATGTCTAACATTCTTCAGATTACTGGTGCTGTGGCAATTACAGCAGGCGCTACCCTTATCAGCCTCCCTGTGGGGCTCATCGTGGGTGGCGTTTTCATGGTTCTAATCGGATTAGCTTTGGGGCGATAAGTGGTATTCAATAAACTTTGGGAAGATAGGGCAATCAGTTTCCAGACCATCTTTGAGACTGGGGATGACATTGTTTTCAGCAGTCAAGCTGGCACTAATGTCACTGAGGAGAACGCCTACCAGATCGCAGCAGTGTGGTCAGCTGTGTCACTCATCTCTGACACCATCGGCACTCTCCCTGTAGATGTTTTCTTCCGCGATGACGGCAACCGTAGACCTTTCAGACCTAAGCCAGCCTGGGTGGGGCAACCTGATGTGAACTTCAGTGGTCACAGCACTTTCTATAAGAGCGTTCTGGTGAGCCTCCTGATTGACGGCAACGCTTTCATCCGCGTTTTCAGCAATGGTCGCGGTGAGGTTGTGAACCTCAATGTGCTCAACCCCAGCACTGTAGATGTGAAGCGTAATGGGCAGGGGCGTTTGATTTTCGATGTGCAGGGAGAAGATAGGCCTCTGACCTCTGAGCAGATTGTTTACATCCCTGATTTGCTGAAGCCTGGTCACATTCGCGGTGTGTCTCGCGTGGGTGCAATGAAAGAGAACCTGGCACTCGCTAAAGCCCTGGAAATGTACGCTGCAACATTCTTTGGCTCTGGTACAACCCTGCAGGGTGTCATTGAGTATCCTGGGGCGCTCACACAGGAGCAGGCTGAAGGTTTGCGTAACAGCTTCGACAACGCTCACAAGGGGTGGCGTAAGAGTGGGCGTACAGGCGTTCTGAGCGGTGGTGCAAGCTTCAAAGCAACACAGGCAGACCCTGAGAAGTCTCAGGCACTTGAGGCTCGCAGAATGGCTGTGGAGGATGTGGCACGCATTTGGCGTATCCCATCACACATGCTCAATCTTCCAGGGACTAACACTTATTCGAGTGTTGAGCAGAACATGATTGCGTTTGTGACTCACACTTTGCGACCCTATGTGACCCTGCTTGAGGATGCCATGTCACCTCTCATGGACCGTTACCCTGGTGGCGCTGATGCTTTCATCAAGTTCAACATGAATGGTTTGCTACGCGCTGACACTCAGGCACGCTTCTCGAGCTACAGCACTGGCCTCCAGTCTGGGTTCCTCACCATCAATGACATCAGATCGTGGGAGGACCTGACAGCACAGGAAGGCGATGCAGCTTCTCAGGTGCGTGTGCCTCTCGCTAATGTGAACCTGTCTGAGTCTGGTGTGCGTGCTCAGCGTGAGAAGGTGCAGATGGTGCGTGACCTAGTGTTTGCTGGTTTCAGTCCTGCTGAGGCTATGGAGATGATTGGTCTGCCTCCTGTCGCTCACACTGGTTTGCCTTCAGTCCAGTTGCAGGGTGTGGCTCAGGTGGATCCTGAGAACCCTGACAGTGTGTATAAGGATGAGGTGCAGTAGTGGCACTAATCAATCGTAATGTGACCTGCTCTGATACGACAGCGCAAAGGATTGTGGGTGCAGACAATATGCCTCACCGCGCTGTTTTGCACAATGCCACTAAGTCCTCGAATGAGTACATTTGGATTGGTGGTAGCTCAGCTGTAGCAGGCACTGCCTCTGGGATGCACATTGACCCTGGTCAGACTATCTATGTGGACCTTGCACCTAATGATGAGTTGTGGGCAACTTCCACACCAGATGGATTGGTTGTGCAGGTGTTGGATATGAGAAGGAATGACTAGTGCCTTATTACATTGAGGAGAACAACCCCAGCTGTGCTGTGGGGGAATGGGCCACTGTGAAAGAGGATGGCGAAGTTATGGGATGCCACGACACTAAGCAGGGTGCAATAGATCAGGGTGTGGCTATCGCTGTTGCTGAGGATAGTGAGTTTGAGGGTGAGCGTTCTGAGGAGCGTGCAGAACCTGATGAGCTCGAGGTGGGCGATTTTGTGGAGTGGGACTCTAGCGGTGGTATGGCTAGGGGCACTGTGGAGCTTATTGAGCGTGATGGTGAGATTGCGGTCCCTGATTCTGATTTTGTGATTACTGGGACTGAGGATGACCCTGCTGCCTTGATTCAGGTGTGGAGACCTGAGGAGGAAGATGGGTTTGAGTATTGGGAGCCCTCTGGTGTTCTGGTGGGTCACAAGTTCTCTACGCTTACAAAGATTGACCCTCTCCCTATGGAGCAGGACCGCGAGCTCAGGCAGGTGGACTTGACCCCACCGGCTTACATGCGTGCAAGCGCTAGGCGCGGTTTGCAGTGGCATGAGCAGGGTTTGTCTGGGGATGGTTTGCAACCCCAGACTGTGCGTGAAGCGCGTGCAATGGCTGACGGTTCTGTTACCGCTGATAAGTGGGTGAGGATCCGCGCTTTCCTTGCAAGGCACATGGTGGACTTCGATGCACCTGCAGCCTCTCCTGACAGTGATGACTTCCCTAGCCCTGG